ATAGTAGAGAACTTCGCTAAGAAGAGGAGGAAGTAGTGTACTATGCACTGGACATATACAGTAAGACAACAAAGAAGATGTTTGCTTATCATTCAAGCGACAGTCGTAAAGATATATTGTATTTAAAAGATCTGTATGCTAAGAATGAATTTGTTTACATCAAGGAGTGTTTTGGAGAGACAGATGAAGACAAAGAGATTTATAGGAAGTCTGCCAAATATGGAAGTACCACAGCTACCAGTTAGTTTGCTACAACATATGGAAGAGATGGGTATGTTGCCTACTTCTCATGAAGACGATGGAGTAAACAATATAGACATACCCTGGCGAAGTAATACAAATTATTTTAGACGTGATGTTTTGGATGAAGAAGGAGAACCGTTGTTCTAATGTTTATTGTACCTAAAGTATTAATTGCTTTGTATATAATTGCTATGGCTTACTTCTTGTATGATACTTTTAAGGATGACCATAATGACAGATGATGAAGTACATGAGAAAGACGATCCCCACGATGACATTACTGATAATCTTGGGAATCTACCTAAAGCGGATACTGACAGCAATGAGCGTCCTAATAAACGTAATACTAGGAGGACAAAACAATCAGACGTTCAGCGCAAGAAACCACCAGTGGCAGAAAGAAGGGAAACCTAACGTAGTTTATTTTATTGATATGTTCATTGGCACAGGTCACTGCATGGAGGCATGGGTATATTGGAAAGTGAGGAGAAAGTGGTAGCAATACCTAAACACACATCGAAGTTATCTGAGGTAGTAAACTTCTATCTGCACAGTAATAACTTCCGTAGCCTCAGTGCTAAGTCACAGAAAGACTACGAGAAACACTTGGATGTAATACTTAAAACTAACGTAGAGGGTAGGCTCTTAGGTAACTACACAGTACGTAGCATCAAAGCTAGGCACACTAACTTAGCTTATCAAAAATGGCTTGTTTCAGGTGTACGTACAGCTAACTATCGCAAGGCTATCTTGTCTACTGCATGTAAGTATAACATGAGGCTAGACGTAATGGACAACGATCCAGTGCGTTTGATTGAAACTAAAAGTACTAAGCCTCGCAAGGTTAAGTGGACTCGTGACCAAGTTGTAGCGTTTCTTGACACAGCATACGGTAACTTCAAGTGGCGTAGCATTGGATTGATTGTGCATATGTCTTACGAATGGGCGCAGCGTGTAGGTGACATGCGTACCCTGACTTGGGATAACATTAACTTCAGCGCACAACGTGTTGATTTAACACAAAGTAAACGTGGTGCTGATGTGCACTTGCCGATACCTGATGATCTACTTTCTATGCTCAGGCAACAGAGTCAGGACTTTGGATTCCAAGACTACGTAGCACCCAAGACTACACCAGTGGCAGGGGCATACGTGCCATACGCAATAGACCACATCGATGATGCAATCAATGAAGTCAAGGAAGCTGCAAGACTGCCAAAGAAACTGACAGCTATGGATCTACGTAGGACTGCAATCACTGAGATGGTAGAGGCAGGTGTTGAGACTTTTGAGTTGATGCAAGTGACAGGACATGCAAACCCTGAGTCAGTCAAACCATATCTAGTTAACACATTTAGTGGCGCAAGTAATGCACTCAAAAAGAGGAACAACAAAGATGGACAACATTAGGAACTACTTGGAAGCCCTTGATTTAAAAGAAGATTATAGACATAGAGGTGACTGCCCTGTGTGCAGAGGTAAGAACACATTTACTGCTACACGAGATGGTAGTGCTCTGCTTTACAACTGTTACAAGCTTGATTGCAGAGTTAAAGGTGTTGTGTCTTCAGGTATGACAGCAGAAGAGATACAACATAGATTAAAACGAGAAGAAGAGCCTGAGTCGGAACACGAGTTATTCACTTGGCCTGAGTATATAGTCACACCCACCGCAGAACATAAAAATTATACACGTTTTGTTAGTAGGTGGGGATTGGAAGGTGAGGACTTGATGTATGATGTAATGGATGAACGTGTAGTCTTCCCTATCTATGACAGAAGCAGACTTGTAGGAGCGATAGGTAGATGTACATCTTACGCAGGGCAAGTTAAGTGGAGGCGTTATGACAGGACACCTACTGTATTCACTCGTGTTGTAGGTAAACCAAATGGTGTAGTTATTATAGTAGAAGATGTTATTAGTGCTACCGTAGCAGCTAAACAGTTTCCTGGCCTTACAGGATTAGCAATACTTGGTACGTCATTTAGTGTATCTCATATGCAACACTTGGATAATTTTTACAAGGTTATAGTAGCATTAGACCCTGACGCTGCATATAAAACACTAGAATACAGGAGAGAGATAGAGGCATTCACAGGTCTTGAAACCATAGCCTTAAGACTTGACGATGATATTAAATACAAAGTAAGATCAGACATATATAAATTAGAGGAGATAGTTTAATGCAACCAAGAGAAGCAGCAGAGTTAGAGGCGAAGCAAACACACGAAGCATTTATCAAGTGGGTTAAGGTTACCTTCTACTGGATAATGGCGTTGCTAGTTATACTAGCGTACTTCAACTTCGGAACAGATACTGAAACAGGTAGCCAATACAACGGTGAAGTATATGCACCAAGAAATATAGGAGACAACTAATGCATCCGAAGAATGTACCATGCCATATCCGTATCAAGGTAGAGCCAACACAACAGCAGAGAGGTAGAGCCTGTCGGCTACACGGCAAAGACTTCAAGAGTATAGCTGATGCAGCGAGACACTTTAATGTGAACTACTCGTGGGCAGCAGAGCAAGTTAGCAGAGGACTAAACAAAGAACATTTCCCAAAGAAATACAGGAAGAACTATGGCTGAACATTACTGTACAACAAAGGGTTTAGGATGGGCATTCCTAACGTGTATGTTTTTGATAATAGGTGTGCCTGTACTGATGTGGTTAGCCTTAGAGGGTAGCAGTTGGTATGAAAGATTTGATTTAATGAATCCAATGTGGTGAGAATATGATAAAGACAGCGATAATAGATAAACGTGTACCGTTAGGTAAAGTCTACGTTAACTTGACAGTAGATGAAGTATTGGAAGCGTGTAAGAGATATGCTTCAGACAAAGCTTTTGATGAAGAGTTGGCTAGAGTTTATAACAAGGAGAAAAGTTTTGACTAAACTAAATATATTAGAGGAAGAGTTAAGCAGACTAGAGTTTTATATGCGTGTACCTACAGTTGACGCAAACAAAAAGCGAGAGCTTGAAGTAGAGTGTGCTTATAAACAAAAGATGATACAAGATAGAATAAGTCGCAATAACATACGTGAGTCTTATAAAGAACAGCGATACTAAAACTTAGAGAGGAGACACACATGATGGAACTAGCATTAATCCGCACCATGTTGGACAAAGAGTTCTATGATAATCACAAAGGTATACGTTGTCCAGATAAGATATTTACTAAGGATACACGTAAGATAAAACAGACTCTGGATTATGCCATGAGTACGTATGCTAAAAGCCTGACTCCCACTGAGTTAGAAGCTTTATTCTTAGCTAACAACAGTAGTATGACTACGGCTAACAAACAGGTATTTAATGAACTGTTTAATAAGATTGCAAGAGAGAAGCCTCTCAACAATGAGATAGCTACAGATGTATTGTCTAAGTTATTTCAACAGGTGGTAGGTGAAGAGATTGCTAACCTTGGATTTGATTACGTGAATGGATCTCAAGCTAGTCTAGAACCTTTGCGTAAGATACTGAGTAATTATCAAGATGATTTTATGCCTAACCTAAAGATAGAATGGGATGATATAAGTATCGACACATTACTTAAAGCTAATGACATACAGTCACAATGGAAGTGGAACATACCTACACTTAAACGTAGGACAGAGGGAATCAGCGCAGGACACTTAGTTGTTGTAGGTGCTAGACCTAATACAGGTAAGACTAGCTTTCATGCTAGTACAATAGCTGCACCTGATGGGTTTGCATCACAGGGTGCTAAGTGCATGATATTGTGTAACGAAGAAAGCTATGAGCGTGTAGGTGCAAGATACCTCAGTGCTGCTACGAGTATGAGTATGGATGAAGTCAAGACTAACATGGCGGTGGCTGCACTACGCTATGATCCAGTAAGTAAAAACATATTCATCAAAGACAGCACAGGTAAAGACATGGCATGGGTTGAGGCTATAGTTAAGGCATACGAGCCTGACATTGTAGTGCTTGATATGGGTGACAAGTTTGCAGCTAAGACAAGTGACAAGTCCGACATCTATCTCAAGGAAGCAGCCATACATGCACGTAACATATCCAAGGAACACAAGTGTGCTATCATATGGATGTCACAGTTGAGTGCAGCAGCAGAAGGTTTAGTACATCCTGATCAATCAATGCTTGAAGGTAGCAAGACAGGTAAAGCAGCAGAGGCTGACCTAATGATTCTCATATCAAGAAACAAAGTAGTTGAGGGTCAAGATGATGATGAAAGCAGCCAGAGACATTTGTGTATAGCTAAGAACAAACTCAAAGGTGGATGGCATGGAACTGTACACTGTGAACTTGACGGTGATAGGAGCCAGTATCTACCATGAGACTTGTATTGGATGTAGAAAACACAATCACTAAACGTCAAGGAAAGAACATACTTGATCCGTTTGAACCTGGTCTTGAACTTGTACAAGTAGGCGTACAAAATGTAGATAATGTAGACGAGACACATTTGTTTACACTTAATCATAAAGAAGATCAGGATATAGGTGGGTCAAGAGCTAAAAACATACAGATCCTGTTAGACAATACAACATTATTGATTATGCACAATGCACAGCACGACTTGATGTGGTTATGGGAGTCAGGATTCAAGTACGATGGTGACATCTATGACACGATGTTGGCTGAGTATTTGCTACAGCGTGGGCAGAAAGAACCTCTTAGTTTAGAGGCGTGTGCTGAACGCAGAGATTTGAAGTATCAGAAACAAGATACTCTTAAAGAGTACTACAAGAAAGGATACAACACCAATGAGATACCTTTACAAGAGCTTCTTTTTTATCTTAGGAGTGACCTCGACATTACTCGTGAGTTGTTCCTTGCCTTGGAACAAGACTACGCACAGCCAGAATCAGAGTCCTTACATAGAGTCAAAGGTATTACCTTCTGCACCTGTAAAGCCCTTACCAGAATGTATATGTCAGGAATCCGTGTGGATAGAACCGCCCTTCAGCAAGTCCGAATAGAGTTTGAGAAAGAGAAAGCTGAGATAGAAGATAGACTGCAGCGCAAGACTCGTGAGCTTATGGGTGACACACCTATCAATCTCAACAGTCCTGAGCAAACATCTCAAGTTATATTCAGTAGACGTGTGCACAACAAGAAAGAATGGGCAGACTTATTTGACTATACCAAAACAAAGGAAGAGTTTAAAGAAGCTGTAAAAGCAAATAGCTCATTAATTAAAAAGACTAAAGCATCTACTTGTACTAATTGCAATGGAGGCGGTAAAGTTTGGAAGACAAGAAAAGATGGTACGCTATACAAGATTCCAAACATATGTAAAAAATGTGAAGGTAAGGGCTATCAACTAAAAGAAACTAATCAATTAGCAGGGCTATGTTTCTCTGCACCAAATAAGAAATGGATAAGCGCAAATGGTTTCAGCACTAGTAAGGGAAACCTTGAAAGTCTTATGGCTACCGCTACAAGCAAGCGCATGGATTCTGCTCTTGATTTTCTTACTGATCTTAAGCGCCTCTCTGCTATCAGCAGTTACCTTAGTAGCTTCGTGGATGGTATCGACATATTCACAAAGCCAGAAGGATTCCTTCACGTCAACCTTACCCAGCATATCACCAGTACAGGTAGATTTTCTGGACGCAATCCCAACATGCAAAACATGCCAAGAGGAGGAACGTTTCCAGTGAAGCGTGTGTTTGTATCACGATGGAAAGGTGGACAAATAATGGAATGTGACTTTGCTCAACTTGAGTTTCGAGTTGCTGCATTCCTCTCACAGGACAGCACAGCCATGCAGGAGATTGAAACAGGATTTGATGTACACTCCTACACTGCAAAAGTTATTAGTGATGCAGGACAGCCTACAGCTAGGCAAGCAGCAAAAGAACATACATTCGCCCCTCTCTTTGGTGCGACAGGGTATGGTAGATCAAAGGCTGTGGCTGCTTACTACGAACACTTTACGCAGAAGTATAAGGGTGTAGCTAAGTGGCATAAAGAATTAGGTAAGGAAGCATTGAGGCTCTTTAAAATAATTAACAAAAGCGGTAGACAGTATGCTTTCCCTGATGTTGTAAGGAAAGACAACGGTAGTGTGTCACACTTTACAATGATTAAAAACTACCCTGTTCAAGGTTTTGCTACAGGAGATATTGTACCTGTAGTATTACTAGAGTTTGACAGGCTGCTGGAGCCTTTAAAATCTTGCTTAGTCAATACCGTACATGATTCTATGGTGATAGATGTACACCCTGATGAAGTACAAAAAGTATTGGCTATTGTAGAAACTGTGAACTCTAATTTAAACTGTATTATAAAAGATGCATATGATGTAGAAATGAATGTGCCTCTATTATTAGAAGCTAAAATAGGCAAGAATTGGCTTGACACAGTTGACGTTTAGAGTATAACTAACCATCTTTAACTTTAACAGAAAGTAAGTAAAACAATGAATACAGAACTAGCAATACAAAACGATTTAGGTATGTCTCTTGCAGAGGCAAT